CGGCAGCGGACCTGAAAGCTTGGATAGGTGTTCCTGTGAACCATGTCTTGAATTTTATTCAAGGCACGGGTCAAGTTACTCTGCAACGGGTATGGGCTGAGATAGTAGAGGAGGTCTCTTTTCGAGATCTTACACATATCTATCGACGTCCATACTTCCGACTCGGTAAACTGGCCATTAAACAAGAGGCCGCAGGGAAAACACGTGTCTTTGCGATCACCGATTGGTGGACTCAATGTGCATTGCGTTCTCTCCATGATCACTTGTTTCAGCTGCTCAAATCCCTTCCCACTGATGGGACTTTCGATCAGGATGCTGCAGTCGATACGTTTCGAGTTGAGTATGCAAATACTCCTCTTTATTCGTTCGATCTGTCAGCAGCTACTGATAACATTCCTGTGGTGTTGTCGGAATCGATCCTTGCCTATTGGCTAGGTCCGGAACCGGCTCGCCTTTGGAAGTTATTAATAGTTGATCGGGAGTTTGATCTTCCTTATAAAGTTCCAGGGAAACCCGTCCGTTATGGGCGTGGTCAACCTATAGGAACTTTATCCTCTTGGGCTATGTTAGCCATTACTCATCACGCACTCGTCCAACTTGCAGCAATGCAAGCTGGTTTATTCCCTTATGAAGGGTATAGAGTGTTGGGTGATGATATTGTAATTTCTGGGACGGAAGTTGCTGAGGCATATCGCTCTTTGTGTTCTGAATATGAGATCCCAATTAATCAAAAAGGATTCATTTCTTTACCGGAAACCGCTGTTCAAGGTAATTCCTTGTTCACGTTTGCGGCTCAGATCTGTTGGGGGAGTCACAACTTGTCTCCCCTTTCCCTTAAAGATGAATTGATGATCAATTCTTTAGGCCAAAGAGTTAATGCTCTTGTGAAATTGGTAGCACGTGGTGGATTTATTGATAATATTCCGTCTATCCTTACTTCTGTTGTAAGAAGTTCGGTAGGTCGGTTATCATACGCCAGCGGTGCTTTCGCGAAGATGTCAGGAGGAATCATTCCTGATGAATTGAGGGCCCTAGTGGCGGCTCTGCTCTATCCTACGGAAGACCCAATCACTAAGGGTGTAAACCCAAGTGGTCGGTTATTCCGATGGGACCAAGCACCTCCGTTTTGGAGAACTTTCTCTTATCTTTTCGATAAAGGGAAAACTCTTTACGGAGACCCGCTGCGGGTGACCTCAAATTGGTCGGATAAATTGCTTCTGACTTCACCGGCACGTAAGTACTGGTTAGGTCTGCT